ATCTTCAACAGGATGCAACTCCTTATGATGAAATTCCTGCTGATGATGTTCCTCAATCTGTATTTCCCACTACTCGTTTCACTTATCAGAGTGGTGTAATGACGAGAGTTAGCGCAACTCCACCTGAAACGGATGGTTCTGCTCCGAGAGGTTGCTGTGCTGTTTTCCCCGATTATCCATGTTTGCTATAAGGTACAGTTGATTATCCATCAGTTAATTATGATATAACAAATGGAACAGGAGCAGGAAAAGGAACTTGGGCGATTGGCTTAACACGTTACAATATCGAAAATCCTTTGATTGATCCTGTTTCAGGTGAAGTTAGTTGCTTCGCCCCACCTTATTTCAACACGAATTTTGATGGAGGTTTTGGAGCATTGGGAAAAGCCTTTTTTGATTTTGTTGCTGTTAGAAGTAGTGATGGAAATTTAAGAATTTATCAATCATGTGTTCAATCAAACAGAGTTTCAGGAGATCAATTGACCATGAAAGAGGTTGTTTATTATCACACAGGAAATCCTGTTTTCAAAGCGGGGATTTATGATATAGCAACAAACGGGACGGGCTACACACATATCAGATTTAGAATTGAAAATCAAGGTGTTATTTGTGAAATAGGAAAACATGCAGGAGGTTCTTATGATGTTTTGGTTGATACAACTCTCGGAGATAAAAGACATCAATTCACTCCTCGTTCATGTCTTCAAAACTTCCTTTATCCACAAATTTTCATTCAACAGGTTGGAACTTCAATAACTTTTGAGGAAAGACACACTTATCAAAATATTGCTCAATATACGGGCTTTGATCCCACGTCTCCTGATGTTGATTGGGTTAATCGTTTGACTGATACTGGAAAATATGATAAATGGGGAAAGCCTGTTGAAAATCGTGAATGGAATGATTTAAATCCCACTCTTGGAAATACTAAATACACTTTTGTTGGAATTTATCCATATTCCGCAGGAGGTACAAGTGGAGGACATTTAGAAGAAACTCAAATGAATTTAATTCTTGCTCCAAATAGTTTATATGGTGAAGAATACACAGCATCCTCAAACACTCAATTCTTATTGGGTTTTAAATCAAGGTCTCTTGCTATTGGACATTTGAATGCGGGCGATGGCTCAACTGATCTTGAAAGCATTTCTGTTCCCATTTTATCAAGTCCAAAATCTTTATTTGTAAGAGTTAACAATTTAACTCAACAATCTATAAATGCACAATTAGGAAATGCTTATTCAAAAATAATTGCTCACCTTCCGAGGTTTGATAGTGCTGGGAATGAGATTGGTGCTTTACATTTTGAACCAAATGAACTTGTTTATGTTTCTCTTAATAATGTTCAAGATTTATATCTTAATTCAATTGATATTGATTTAGTTTATGATAATGAAACTTATGCAGATTGTTTGTCAGGCAAATCAATTGTGGTTCTACATGTTAGAAAGAGAAAATAAAAATTTAGCCCAACTCGATAAATTCAAAATTTTTAATATTTATATTTTCAAGATTTTTGGGTCAAGGGTAGATGTGCGAAAATATTTCATTTTGAGAACACTTTCATTCTTGAATTTTTTTAAGAGTTTAACCTTGACCCACTTTTTCCAACATCATAAAGAAAAATATTTAAAAGAATGAGAATAAAGTAAAAATAAAAAGTGCGGAAAAATTAAACAAAAAAAAATAAAATATAAAGTATAATATATGGAAGTGATTGGCTTTGAGAATTATGTTATTCATGAAAATGGAAATATTTTTAATAAGAAAACAAATAAACAATTGAAAACTCATTTTGATAGAGATGGATATGAAAGAATTAAATTAAGTAAAGATGGAAAAGCAAAAAATTTTGGAGTTCATAGATTAGTTGCTATGCATTATTTAGACAATCCAAACGATTATAATGAAGTCGATCATATTAATAGAAATAAGGCTGATAACAGATCAGAGAATTTAAGATGGGCAAATCGATCAATTAACATGTTAAATCGGAGAAAATATACAAGAGGAGAATTCTTTTTTATTAAATGGATAAATCCACATATTTTTAGAAATGAATAAAATGGAATAAAAGTTTCATAATTAGATTAATATTTTTTTAGAATTTTTTTAATATTTTTTTATTATTTTTAGAAATTTTTTTTAATATTTCTATAAATTAAATATGGATTTTATTCCGAAAGTTACTAATATTGAAGAAGTGAATTCTGAAACAGGTGAAGAAAACCCAAATTTCGTTTATGAAGATGAACAAGATTTTGAGAGTTATGAAGATGAAGTGAAAGCTAATCATCCCGAAAGAGAAGGTACATTTGAAGAAGAAGAAGAATTTATTCCTCAACCAGTTAAGAAGGTAGTAAAGGAAGAAACTATCTTTGAAGATGATGAGCCAAAACCAAAGTCCAAACCAAAGAAAGAACCTAAATTGACCAAGAATGGAAAACAAAGAAAACCCATGTCAGAAGAACATAAAGCAAAATTAAAACAAGCAAGAGAAAAAGCATTTTTAGTAAAAAAGCAAAAAGCAGAAGAAAGAAAGAAATTAAAGGAACAAGAAGCAGAAGAAAAGAAATTGTTAAAACTAAAAAAACAAAAAGATTTGGAAAAACTCAAAAAAGAAGTTTATGAAGAACCAAAGCCTAAACCTCAACCAGCACCGGCTCCCGCACCAGTCCGAGAAATAATACGTGAACCAACACTAACCAAAGAAGATATTGAAAGAGCTCAATTAAATGCAATCATGTCTTATGAGAAATTGAGAAAACAAAGAAAGGAAGAGAAGAAAAAGAAACAAGAAGAAGATGCTGAAATAGATCGGCTTCGTCAGAAATTAATGAAAGCTAAAAATCCAAGAAACAATTTCTCCATGAGTAGTGGATTTTTTTAATAAATAATTTAATAAAAAAAAATAATATATAATTATTATAAATGGATAAACCCAAGAAGAAAGTTCCAAGAATACAACCTGTTAAAGCACCACCAAATCAGAAAGCGAAAGAACATCATGAATATCTCCCCGAAGTTGGAGTTGGTGTAAAAGGGAAAGGAGCATTACTATGTCTTTTATCGCCTCGCAACACAGGAAAAAGTACAATTGCGAATAATTTATTTTTAAATAAAAAAGGAGGATTTTATGGTGATGATTTTTTTGATGAAATTTATATCATAAGCCCAACCATAAATTTGGATGTAAATTCCCGTCACTTGAAAGAAAGATTTATAACTTTTGATAATTATCATCCTGATATCATCAAAGAAATAATGAAAACACAAGAAGACCTTGGAGATGATGCTCCCGAGATTGCAATTTTTCTGGATGATTGTGCAGGCCTCATGGATAAAGAGATAGACCGGCTGGTCGTAAAAAGTCGCCACTACAATATAAAACTTCTGGCGATCGCATCGCAAAAATTTAGATCAGCACTTTCGCCAGTGGTGAGAGCCAATATTACTGACCTCATTGTTGGAAGTCCTTTCCCTAATATGCGAGACCTGTCCGCCGTGGCTGAAGAGTTTGGAGACCAGTTCAATTCACCTGAAAATTGGATGAAACTGTATAAAGAAGCAACACCAAAAAAATATGATTTTGCTTACATGAAGTTGACTAATCCTCCAAGATTTTTCAAGAATTTTGAAGAAGAACTAACAATCAAAAAAGAAGAATAATTTATTTCTTACTTTTCTTTTTCTTTTTTTTCAAATGTATTTTATCCACTTTATATGATTTAGAATTTGGATTTATTGAAGCATAAACTCTTGAATAACCCCAAGCATCTGCACCTCCTTTTCCAAGTGCTTTTATATGTGGTCTTACTGAACTCGGATTGGAAAAAAATGCCCCTTGGCCTTTCTGAAAAATAGTTTTCAAACCTTTTAATTGATAGCCTGTAAGATCAGAAATTTCTTTTAAAGTGTGAGACGTTGATAAAGGTTTAAATCCATATTTTCGATTGAAATCTTGTTTATATGTCATTTATTATAAAAAATAAAATATTTTTTTTGTTAAAAAAATAATATATTATAATTATTATAAAATATGTCTCTATCAGTTGAACAAGCAAATTCGTTTTCATCAGCAGTACAACAAGCCAAAGCAAATCAACGAGCTCAAAATAATGCCGTCATGGATGCTTATCATCAGCAAGTCCAAGAAACAAAAGAAGCCAATTATATCAAAGGAGCCCAAGACACATTCAAGGATCTGAAATCTGTATCAGATTTTAAATCGGCGGTTGCTGATAACATGGATAAATATAAGAAACCTGCTGAATTGGGAAAGAAAGTAGCATCAGGAATTCTTGGTGAAGAAACTGCGACAAAGTTAACAAAGACAGCAGGAAAAGTTGGAGCAGTTGCTTCGGGTGGTTTAGATTTATATGAAGATATTAAAAATAATGATATTGAAGGAGATAATTTTGCAAAGAAAACTGAAAATATTTCAAATATAGTTGGCGGAGGATTAGATGTGCTTTCCATGGTTGCTCCTGAAATTGGTCTTCCTCTTGAATTGGCTTCTGCTGGTGCTGGAATTGTTTCTGCTTTTGCTGGTGGAATAGGTGACGTTGAAGACGCATCAGCAGAACAAGAGAAAGAAAAAGGCGAAGAAAGTTCTGAAATCCAAACTGAAAGTGCGGGAGTTTCGTTGGCTCAATCGGGTCAATTAGAAACTGGAAGAACGGAATAAATTTTAATAAAATTTTTTTTATTTTTTATTTAAGATATTTTTTATATTTTTATTATTATAAAATATGTCTTATTGGAAGAACGAAGAATTGAAGCCTGTCAAACAAACTCAACGTGCTATCACTTCCCGAAATGGTTTGTCCTATCAGGGCGGACAGCGGATCGAAATAGTCGTTCCCCCAAATATCAAGCTATTTGATGGAAGGAAGAGTTATTTAAATTTTGATGTGAAACTATCACTTCCCACAGGTGGAACTCCAACCCGTTTAACTCTTGATCCTGTACTTGGAGGCCAGAGTTTAATCAAAAATATTCGCATTTTTTCAAATGGCTCTGTTGGTGGTGGAAGAACTTTGCTTGAAGAGATAGTTGATTACAATGTTAAAGTTGCTCTTCAATATGATTATGATGCTGATGACAGCATGAGAAAGATGAGAGCATTAAAGGAAGGTGCGATGATTGATGTTCCTGCTAATCGTGGAACTGCTGGAACTTCAACTTCTTATGCAGTTGATACAAGAACCAATCCTTATTTCCAAGGCGAAGGGGTCTCACCTGCGACAACCCCTTTCGCAGATCCTAAATTTATCAATCAGAAGGTTTCCATTCCGTTACATACAGGAATTTTTGCGGACAGCATGAAAGCTTTCCCGAATGAAATAGTTGGGGGAATTCTCGTTGAAATAGATATCGAACAACCTGAACGTTGCGTTAAGCAGTTAGACACCGCATCCAAGAACAGACGCACACGTCTCAATCCTGTTTTTGCTGGTATTGATCTTGGTGCTGGTTTAGTAGCATGGAGAGACAATGGTGCGACTGATGAGAACGAAGCACTTTGGTGTAAGTTTGACAACAATGTTGTTTCTGTTGAAAATTTTCCATTTGTAGTTGGTGAAAAGATTGGTATCTGTAAGAAAGACACAATTTCCGCAATTGCTAATCTCACCGATGACAGTGATGTTGAAAGTCATTTAACTATTACGAGAATTGAAAGAGACACCACTCATGCTAATTACATCAAAGTTTCTTATGACGCCACACGTAATTCTGCGACTGATAGTGAAACAATTGGAATTGATGATGCTTGGTGTCTATATTCTGCGTCGGTTGATAATGCTCGTCCAACAACAGCCAACACGTTAACTGCTCTTTCAAGTTATTCGGTTGGAATGTCTCTTTCCAATGTTGAGCTTGTTGTTCAGAGTTTAGAATTAACTCCTGATGAAGAAAAGAGAATGATGGATGGTCTTAAAAATAATGGCTCCATGGAACTTGATATTATGTCTTGCACAAATTATAAACATTCACTATTGAAGGAAAATCGTCAAGCAACAATCAATCTTCCTCTATCCAATACACGTGCGAAATCTGTTATTGTAGTTCCCACGGATGCGGACGTTTATAATTCCGCCCAGTTAATTGGTGCTATTGGTACTTATGTTGAAGAAGAAAAAACCGCCCAAGATGTTTTTGATGTAATCCTTCATAGTAACAGAAGCGGGATGGTGGGCTGCATAGATGGGCAGACAGACTATATCATGAACATAGATGATGAATTAACGCCTTCAAGACCCGTGTCAGTAGCAAAAGCAAATAAGGGATTGTCTATTTCAGCTCAGCATCTATCGGAATTAGATAAAGCTCTCAATCAAGGTGGAATTGTTCCTCGCTCCTTCTCTGAATACAATAGGAACTATTGTTTCGGACGTGCTTATTCGAGCGGAAATGGTGTTGCTGATCTTCGCAATAGAACTAATCAGATCCAATTATCTTATAACGAAACCACAGTTCCTTCGGTCAACAAGCTTCTAATGTGTCTGGTTTTCCACATGAGAAAGATTATTGTTTCTCAAAATTCAATTCAGGTTCAACTTTAAATTTTTAAGTTTAAATTTAAAAAAAAATATATTCAATAAATAAAAATGGATTTAAGATATGATATAGCTTTATTACAAATTATCGCTTTATTAAATATGGTTCGAAGCCCGTATGATGAAAATGGATGTTGTGTTTCTTGTGGTTATACATGGTGCGAAACTTTGAATGAATGTGTGAGAGTTTGGGAAACTTATTGTAAAAGTTTGGATAATGGACATTAAAATTTTTAAATTTAAGATAAAATTTTTTTATTATCAATATCATAAATGGGAAAAGAAAAAGAAGCGATTGCGGAAATAATTGAATATCTCAAATATGAAATTGAAGAATTAGAACAAATAAAAGAAAATATTCAAGTTCCAGTTTGCGAAAAAATTAAAGATGATATTTTTTTTATATTAAATTATTTAAAAAAAAAATGTTTAGTAATAGTAAATAGAGAATGACTTTTGACGATGATCAAATCAATAAAATCCTCAATCAGTACAAAAAGACAAGAGAACGAGAGAGAAAATATTATCATGAAGTTAAAAAGAATAATGAAGAATTTGTGAATAAGAATAGGGAACGAGCCCGAAATCATTATCAAGAAAATAAAGAAAAGAAAAAGGAAGAATATGATAACAAAAAAGATTTTTATAAATGCAAATCATTATTTTATTATTACAAGAGAAATGATAAGAAAGATATGTTCATGGAGAAATTTCCTGAAAAAGTTGAAATATTAAATCAACATAATTTTAAATTTTAATTAAATTTTTAATCTCTTTTTTTTATTCTTTTATTTTAAAGATTTTTATATTCTTATATTTATATAAAATGTCTTACGTTAATAATCAATTGATTGAATGTATGAGAGCCACGTCAACTGAAAAAACAAGTTTAAACAATAGTGAGGTTTCAAAATTCACGAATAAATTAAATCAATCACTTATTCTAAATGTTGGAGATCAAGTTTCTGTTGAACGTTCTTTTATTAATGGTTTGGGTGCTGGTAATCAAGACACAATTCAATTTTCAGGAAAGAAGATAAAACCTCACAAAGCTAAAACTCAAAAATATACAAAAGTAACTGGAAGCTATTATCAAAATAAAACATTTGTTTCTCCATATCGATTGGGTTATTATTTGAAATATGATGTTGAAGAAGAAGAAACTGAACCTCTTGAAATAAAAGATAATGAAGCCTCTGTGATAATTGGTTATTATATCAATTCGAGCAATCATCCATCTTATTTGCAACTTCCAAGAAGATTTGCTTCAAGATATTATAATCAATCGACTTCAAGGGGAGATTGGACAGAAAGCGACACAGAAGAAAGTGGGCTTCCACTCATAGGAAATTCAGTTGAAATGTCTGCTTATTGTTACGCTGATTGGAGAGTTTATCAAGTGGGAGATAATACATATATCAAACAAAGAGTTGATAATTCAAGATTTACATTATATTTGAGAAAGCAAGTTTACTATGCAAAAGAAATGACAAACAACCTTTCTAATCCACCTCCGCCCATTCCTTTAATTGGAGCAAGACCCCAATCTCTTATTCCTGAATATAGTTCTTATGCTCAAAATTTAAGATATAGAGAAAGAAAAATTATAAATGTTGATACTGGTTTCAGTACTCCTCAAAATGTTGCGGAACAAATTAAAGAACAATTAAATCAATCAGAAGAAGCAGAAACATTTGAAATTGGAGACACTATTGATAATAAAATCAAACATACGTTAACAACAACCATGAAGGCTGAAACATATAAGCCTTTTAATGTTGCTAATGTTTCAGAATTTTCTGAAAATGGTTGGGATGATTATTCAAGATTTCTTGATCCAAATGTTCCTATGTCAAATAGAATTCTTCAATATGATGCTTCTTTTTATGCTGTTGGAGTTAAAAGACCTGAAATTTGGGATGCTGGAAGAGATTTCCCTGGCGGGCCTGATCGTTTCACAAATTCTTTCAATTCAATTTATAAAACAATTGATATAAATAATAGAGTTAATATTGATATTTATTTTGAGCATGAATGGACTGATGCTTTTTTAATTTATTGGAAAAATTTATTTGAAGCACAAAAACTTTATCCAGAATTATGGGATGATATAGATAAACTTCCCGCCTTTTATGAATTTTCAGCACACGAAATTTCAGTTTTAACTCCTGAAAGGAGTGCTATTCTTCATATGTCTACTTTCGGACAAGCAGACAGCATTCAAGACCAACCAAAAGTTCCTCATCCAATTGGTCAATGGGGTGAAGATGGTTTAAGAAGAACTGCTTCATCTCGGTCGACAACTGGAATAACAGCAACAGCTCCTTTATTCGTTAGATATGATGGTTCTCAAAAAGATTATTATGTTGATAAAGAATTATTCACTCCTGACATTGAAGCTTTGTGGGATGATAATAAATTGGTTTATGGTTTCGCAAAGCCATGGTACAGAAACGGGAGATATTATATTCGATTTACTCTCAAAGGAGTTGCTAAAATTCCCGCATATTATTTCACAGGAACAACACCCGCCGAGGGTGGAAATCCTGCAATTCCACAATCTAAAATTTGGGGTTCAGAAGATTTATATCTTCCTAATAGTGGAAGAGAAATAGGTTATGATTGGAGTTGGACAGCATACGGGACAGCATGTATTCTTCCTTATTCTCCTCAACATGAAAAATCTTATGAAGGTCAAGGTGTAACACATGGACAATCGCATTGGGTTGAAGCCGTTCATAATTCAACAAAACAAGGAATTATTCCAACAATTATATATTCAACTCAAAGTTATTTGGGAGCAAATAATCCTCTTTTAAATTATAATACGGAAACCAATAGATTTGAATTTTTACAATTACACACAGCAGAAAATTTGGGAAATAGTTGGGATGCGGGAGATATGAATTCAGGTGATCTTGTTGCTCCTCCAATCAATCCTGATGCTGGTGATATTGTTTATAAAATTAATCCGAGAATTGGTTATGATGGATATTCTCCAACATTCAAGCCTTATTCGGTTGATGCAAGAATTCAATTTGCTGATCCTGATGGAGCAAATACTCTTCCCGATATGATTGATTGGGAAAATGACGCAACACATCCAACCCAAAATCAATTGAAACTTGGTCAAGAACTTAATCAAAGAGATATTTCTTTATCAAATGAAAATATTGAAGCTTATAAAATCTTTGATGCTTGGGGTGGAATTTATTTTGATGATATGGGTTACAACCAAGAAGAATGGGAAGAAAATTCTTTGTGGGGAAGATTGGGTTTTTCATGGGAACAATTCAATTCTCAGGCCAGCACGGATAATCTTTTAGATGTTAGAATTAGTGAAAAAAATAGATATCATTTATATCGAGCAACAACAAATTCTATTGTTGACACAACAGACACAAAAGCATTTTACGTGAATTTATATGGAGCCCCTCTATATAGTACAGCAATAGGAACAGCAAAAATAATTCAAAAGCAAAGATGGATTGTTCCTGCAAATGGGCCAGTTTATCCAAATTGTTCATTTACTCCAAATGGGTTTCTTCAATATTATGCAGCATTAACTCAAAAGACTTCATCTATAAGTCTTCCTGCAAGAAATCTTCCAAAAGTTCAATTAAATCCTTTTTACACAATAAGAAGCAATATAATTGGTTACACAGATTATTTGGGTTCAGGTGAAGGAGGAATGAGATTAAGTGTTGTTGGAATAGTTGATCGCTATGGAGCTCAGGGAGATTTTTTTTATGGTTCTCCTTCTGATATTACTTTCACAATTACTAAACAAACAATCATTTCTGATATAGAGACGGAGATATGTAATCCCGATGGTTCTCTCGCTGATGTGAATGGAGATTGTGGTGTTATTTATAAAGTTCAAAGAACCATGCCTGCTCCTCAAAATATAATCGAACAAATTCTTGAACAAAGTGAAAAGAAATAAATTTGGGTCAAAGATAGAAATCAAAAAAATAACAAGAATGAGAGCGTTCTCAAAATGGAATAAATTTCAATATTTACCCTTGACCCAAAAATTATAAAATTTTTATTATTTAAATTTTAGAAATATTATATTTTTAATAAATATAAAATGGAAGAACATTATGAAACTGATAGAGAATTTGTTGAGAGTTTGTTCACATGTGAAAAGGATTTTATGTTAGACCTTCTTGAAAATGGTTCAACATGGGAAAACGCAAAAAACCTTTTAGCAAAACAGAATGAGACATTCGGAAAGCCCGTTGTCGTTAAAGAAACAAAATTTAAAAGTGGAGTTGTTGGAAAATATTATGATTGGGTTGCAAGTGAGCCTGAACCTGAACCCGAAGCTTAAACCTTTTTTTTCTTTTTAGGAGCTATAAAAATACAATCATCTTCATCGAGAATTTTAAATTTCATTAAAGCGAAAATACATGAAAGAAACATTTCATAATCACTTCGCCAAATATTAAGTTTATCTTTCTTCCTTCTCAAAATATTATTGCAAAACATAAGATATGTTTTTATTTGAAAAGGGATTTTAATATTTTCTCTCATGGATTTCAATATTAAGTACTCTCCTTGATATTTATATCTTTCATAAGTTTTCTTGTCCGATAATGGATATGAGCCAATTAAAAGATCTTTATAAAATAAATTTAGAGAACCTCTCTTTCCTTCAATTATCATTTTCTTTATTCTTATATATAGAATATCTTTTAAATAAAGATTAATCTTATTTAATTATTGTTTTTTATTAATAATATGGTGTTAATCTTGTGTTTTACCTCTTTAAATAGTAGATTAATGATAAATAACACTTAAAAACTATGTATAATTTTAAAATTATTGATACTTTAAATACTATTTTAATCAATTAATCTAAAAATAACTATAATAATAATAGATTATATCCATTATTTATTGATAAAAGTATCAGTTTTTAAGTTTAATTAATTTAAAATTAAAATATTTATTAATTATATAAATGAGTATTGAGAAAATGATAAACTTCCATGAGCTTCCAAATGAAATCAAAGAAATTATTTTTAAAAAGAATAGGCCTTGGACTTCAAGACAAATAGAAAGAAACAAAGATAAATTTAATTTAGTACTTGATGAATTATTAGGAATTGCAGATGATACTCTTCATTTTTTTTATAATGAAGATGAGGAAGATAATGTTATTGATGAAGAGTGGGGTTTCTCTCATGCTATTTTAGAATTTATGAGAGAGAATATATTTGAGGATTTATTCGATTATCAATTTAATGAATAGAAGCCTTCATCATCAACACTAAATTGAAGATCTTCTTCTTCTGCTGAACCTTCGTCATCTGAATATTTTTCTTTTCTTACAAATCTTTCTTTGCTTGGATCATAGTCTTCATCAACGATCTTTTTTTCAACTTCTTTTAATTCTAATATTAAATCAGGTCTTCCGCATTTTGCAAGACAACTTAAAATTTCTTCAAAACAAACTTGATCCATTTATTCTATATTTAGAAAATTTTTGGGTCAAGGGTAATTTCAAAAAAAAATTCTATTTTGAGAACACTTTCATTCTTCAATTTTTTGAGCAATCTATCTTTGACCCAAATTTAATCGAACGTTATCAAGAAATTTCCATGTGTTATTTTACAATTATAATGTTGAACTTTCTTCATCTTTCCTTTTTCACTCATCTCTCTTTGAACTTTCTTTGGAAGTACGGGATTAATGTGACCAACCTTAAATAAACAATCATTATGAATTTTTAATGCTCTTCTAACAGAAGGAATAAAACCATATTTATGAATATAAAGACAATCAGCAAATATTTCTTGAATATCTTTATAATCAGTAGCTTGAATATTATATTTGCATTTTCCGAAATGTATTATTTTTTTAGCTTTATTCATGACAATCTCTTTTTCAATTGTGTCAATCTTTCCTTCTTTATTTTCATTTTCAAGATGGTGAACTAAATCTCCATCATTTTTAATTTCAAAATCATTCTCTTCATTAAAATTTATATTATTAAAATTCTTAATTATATCTTGAATAATTTCATTTTTATTTTTCTTTTTATCTAAATCAATTCCTAATTGTTTGAATAAATAAATAAGATCGGACTTCGAATGAGTTTTATGAATTTTCATCTATATTATTAATAAACATTTTTTTTAAATTAATTAACCGAATATTTTAATCTAAATATAAAATAAATATCATGGACGTGAAAAGATATAAAGCAGGAAAGCTTAAAGGAGAACTAACGACAGCAGAAATAAGGAAACTTATTCGAGCTCACAATAAAGCTTCATCAATTAAAATTCCTCCAAAATCAACAAGAGAAGATATTGTTGGAATATTGAAAAAAGCAGGTTACATGGTTAATCATCAAAAAGCAGAATTAAGACCTTTATCAAAAGGAAAAGTACAAAAACTCAAAGTTATTTCTCAACAGACAATTGAAAAAGAACTTCCTAAACCGAAAACCAAACTTGAAAAACAAAAAGCAAAAGAAGAGAAAGAAGAGAAACAAATGCAAAAGAAGAAACAAGAAAGAGCAGAAAGAAAAGCGATTGTTCAAAAGGCTTTAAAACAACAAGAAAAAACTATCTCTAAAAAAAAGGATAAAGAAAAAATACTTAAAAAAGAAGTTAGTAATAAAACTAAAAAGAAAATGCCTGACGCTTCGACACAAACCGAACCGCAAAAAAAAGAACCAAAGAAAGATGAATTTCCATCTGATTTAAGAAGAGCGATTGTGGATATGTTCACTTATTATTATAATAATTTTTTTGACGATAAACAAGGAACAGCATCCGCCAAGAAATTTCAGGCAAAGATCCAACAAATTGAAACTGGTTCGGGAACTCCCAAAATCACTAAATCTCAATTAGATAAAGTCGGATCTTATTGGCTTGATAATTTCCAAGGAGCTACTGATTTAGACGAATATGAAAAAAGAGATTTAGAGCTTTTATTACCATATTTGAAAAAAAGAGGAATTGAACTATAATTTATTCATCTTGTTTTTCCTTAATATAAACTTTGTCCATGGTTGCTGTTGAGTGACCCATCTTAAATGCAAGATCTTCTTGCTGTTTTTTCAATTTAGCAAATTCACTTCCTTCACCAAAGTGATGAGAGGCAACTGCTTTTCTCATAAGGGTTGTACTTACACTTTTTCCAAGCCATTTCTTCGTATTCTTCAAGAAGAATTGAGTGAGAGCATTTGGGCTCAATGGAGTTCCTGTGGACGATTTAAATAAAACACCTTTTCCTCCAATAACTTTAATATAATAATTCAATAACCTTTTGAGATCTTTATCTTCAATTGGAATTCTTTTTTGTCCATAAGTTTTATCTGATTTATAATTATTCAAAATAATTGTTAATTTATTCTTTTCCATTAATAACCAATTCTTTTCTTTTTGTTCTTCTTTTGTTAATTTCTTTAAGTCTGATGGACGAATTGCCTCCATGTAACTGACATCATTTCTCAAAGGAATATTTTTATATAAATTGACTAAAACAAAAAATTGAAGCAAAGCCATTTCTTTTTTAGTTAACGTTTCTTTTTGTTTTAATTTCATCTTCTTTAATTCTTCCGCAATCTTATCGATCATTTCATTTATCTCTTCTAATGATGCAAAATTCTTGGATTGTTTATCAGAAATTTTTGAGGATTGTTTGTTGTACTCATCATTTAATTCATTTCTCATTTCATCATATTTCTCTAAAATTTTATCATATTTCTTATCATGGTTCAACGCCATCAATAAAACAATAATCGCATTATAATGATTGCGACGACTTGTGAAATGAAGATGAGAAATTTTTTCTTCCACCTTTTCGGGATTTTGAAGGAAGTCCCAATTATCAGTTTCAAACATTTTTTTCAATTTTTTTAAATTGCTTTCATATTGTTTGATTGTATTTGTTTTTAAAGTTGGACGAGCCTCATGAATTTGTTCATTTACATTTTCAACATTAATCTTCATATTTTATATAATAATTGAGATTAATATTTTAAATAAAAAAAAATAAAAAAAAAATTATTTATCTTGATATTTTCTCACACATCCTCCAAAGAACCAACAACACACACATTTCATAACTTCCATTATATTGAATATTTATAAAATAATTTTATCAATTTAAAATTTGCGATTTTTAAGCGAAATAACAATCGAGGCGACCATCCTTAATTCTTGCAACCTTGCGAAGAGCTATCCAGCACATAAGCGTCAAGCTTTCAGCAGGGAAAGTTCCCTTGAAAATTAAATCAATTCCTTGATTGTTAATACGTTCTTCACGTTCAGGCTTGACTGCTAAATAATGGAGATTTCCACCAAGAGAAGCTCTCTGCTGATTTCCTTCCCATGTACGATCTGTAATAGTAGTGGGCATTTCTCTTGAATATGCTTGACGTGGAACAAATGGAACTTGTCCTTCTGCGGTTTTTAGAGTTTGGAATAAAAGTGCGGTGTTATCACGATCAATAGGAAATTCATATCTATCATTATAACGAATGTTAAATGTACTTGTTCCAGTCGTCGGATGCTGGGAATAATAATGATTAAGAAGAGTTTTTTCTTTGTTGTCATCGTCACGTCCAATTCTTACAACAACCTTATCAACAAAACGACCAGCACCACCAACATTCTGAATAAGATTTGCCCACGTTGAAGGAGCATTTGAAGTTCTCTTGGTTAAACGATAATCATGATATTGATAAGTTAGTCCTGTTTTATTAGCCTTGTTCCTAAATGCTTCCATCTGATCTCCATCATAATAAATTGTATCATACATCATACGAGTTTCTTTGGTGTCAATAAGATATTGGTCAGTGAACGCTCCTTGGGTTGAAATAACCGAAACACGCTTTTTGGAAACTTGCTGAAAGTGAAGTTCAATAAAAAGTTCTTCATCGCAGAGATAAACAGGGAAATCCTGATTTGCGAATAAATCAACAAGTTCTCCAATATATACAGAATAAACAGGCGATTGAGATATAGTTGTTGCGTCAGTTCCGTCCATTCTGTTACATGGGAGCATTCGGAGATTTGTTCCTTCATAACTGCGACCAATATCCAAACCATAAGTGGGAGCATCAGAATTGGTGTTGGTTGTGTTAGGATCAAGTGTATATTGAGGAGCAAAATTAAGAAGACGCTGTGTTAAATACATTTCTCTTTCCTTATTAGCTTCACCAGTCATGAACATGCTGTCATAAGCTTTTAGCTGTCCAAATTCTTGGGTTTCCGAGATTACACGATTTCCCGCTTTTAGAACAACCCGATCAATCAAGGAATTTACACCAACACCGACGGGAAAATAAGCACACGTATTCCCCGCAACAGGTACAAGGGAAAAAGTTATCTTCGAATTATGCGATAGGAAACCCTTCCGATCGATCTGAAATCTTGCGAAATCGTTACTTATCACCACAGCTTCCCTTATTTCTGATGAGATTTTCTGTGCATATGAAAAATCAAAAGTGCTTGGGCGAGTTAGATCAGCAACGTTATCTCCATCAACATCATCTAAACTTCCAGCGGATATCTGTTCAGTTGTAGCCATTTTTTTATAATTATTGAAATATAATAAAATAATTAAAAAATTAAAAAAAATAAATTTAAGTAATAGAAAAAATATTTAAGATACAACTTCAATTCCACTTGGAGAATAGGCAAGAGAATTCTTTGCTTTTACAAATAGGAAAGCGGTGTTGGGATTAGCATCATCAAGAGTGGTGTTCATCTGAATAGTGAACGCATCGTTTTTGAAATTAACTCCATCACTATCCAACATATCATAAAGAACACCAACACCATAAACAGCACCACCTTCGGGAGTTTTATCATAATCGTCGGCACTTGCTCCATTTCCCATTCTGAAATATCTGCTCGTATTAACTGGGCTCATTTGAGTGCGGAGATGATTGGTTTCAGGAATAATTGCAGAAGCAAATTCCTTGATAATTTGAGGATCAACATTATTCGCCTTTGCGTCAAGTTTCACATTTGCGTCCGTGGTGAATTCTTGGGGAAAGCGTTCACCATTTTTGAGGAAGGCTATATCTTCAATTTTTACGAGTGAGCCGTCTTCTTTTCCAAGACCCGATGTAACATATCCATCTTGGGCATAGTTATTGATAAACGATGAAGGGACAAAGTTAACAAAAGCAGAGAGAACCCGAGAGAGACCAAGCTGAAAATTTACAATTGAATTTGTGCTTTGAAGTGTTGTGGTGTAAGAAGAAATAGAATTGAATGAGAATATATCAGATGTACGAGACATGAGGCGAGATAATTCATCAGGGGCGGGAACATAGACTTCACAAACAATCTTAACATCTTCTAATTGATAGAAGCAATCCGAGATTGAAGTAGCATCTCCATCAGTAGCAAAGAAAAACTGCTGGTCAGGTGCGAGATGCAGTTCACAATCCAAGCCACCAAAACCAGCTTCGAATAATGGAAGATGACCTTCTGGAACTCCTTCAACTCCCGAGCCCATAGTCATCCCTGATGGAATTGGAACAGCGAAACTCGAATAAGATGTGTTTCTAATCACAGAATTTTGAAAGGCTTGTGCGGAAGGCATGATTAAAGCAGTTTCAGATAAATGAGTTAGAGCATCCTGCGAAGAAGATAGAACTGGAAGATAAGAAGCCATGAAACGTGAATAATGGCGGATATGTTCACATACTTGCTTTGACTTGGAATTTCTCCAAACTAACTGCGAAAATAAACCATAAACACCTAATTTCTCCGAAGCCATGCATTCTTGTGCGTTGGGTGGTTCGCCGGGTGCGGGAGCGGTTTCTGTTGGGTGGAGGAGTGGAGTTCCACCACGATTTCTCCAAACATTAAGTTTTCCGCAAACCTTAACACTATCTAATTTAAGGAGAGCATTTTGAGAACCAATTGAGAATGAAAGTACGGGAATTCCTTGAAATTCAATCTTGTTATCAGCGGGAACGTTGTTCGGGCGAATTTCCAAATACTTATACGACATTTTATAAATATTAAGATAAAATAAAAATTTAATAAAAAAAAATAAAAATCATAGAAAATAAATTTTGGGTCAAGGGTAACTTTCAAAAAAATTTTAGTTTTCGGATACTTTCCATACTTGAATATTTTCGACAATCTATCTTTGACCCAAATTTAAGATCTCCAAAGAAACCATCCTTCTTGTTGAGCTTGAAGTTCTCCAATCTCTTTTTCTTCTTTTGCTTTCAACCATTTATCCAAATTTCTTTTGATATATGAGATATCTGATTTAACAGATTTCATTTCCGTCATTAAGTTTTTTAAGTCCCGATCAATTGTTTTCAATTGAGAAATAGCAAGTTGAATGGGAGGTTTGTTTTTCAATGGATTATCGCTCATATAATTAAATTAAATATTATTTTTGAAATCAAAATAAAATAAAAATATTAATAAATGGATAAAATACAAACGCCGAGGCCACTTCCCGAAAATATAGATGATTGGTCTGATGAAATAGAAGAGTTATTGAGTGAATGGGGAGAAATTTCCATGTGTTATGCTTATCTTCATAATTATTCAACTAGAAAATATAAAAAGAAATATCAACATCTTCAAATCCCTATTATTGTTTTATCAACGTTAACTGGTGTCGGAAATTTTGCTGTTGATAGTTACGTTCCCAAAGATTATCAACATGGTTTCACCGCTGTGATTGGTGGCTTCAATATATTCTGTGGAATTCTTGGAACACTTGGATCATTTTTAAAGTACGCAGAAACATTTGAAGGACATCGAATAAGTGCTTTGGCTTGGTCTAAATTAGGACGAGCAATTGAAATTGAGTTGTCTTTACATGATAAAAAGAGAAAACCTTGCAGAGATTTCTTGAAAGTTTGTCGAGCTGAATATGATAATTTATTAGAAAGTTCTCCAAATATAGATTTAGATATCATTAACATGTTCAATAATAAATTCAAAGATAAATATCCAAATGTTAGAAAGCCAATCATTTGTAATGGTTTGAAAGCAATAACTCCATATAAAGATCACACTTCAATTCCTATTGAAAAAGAGCCTGAGCCTGAGCCTGAGCCTGAGCCTGAGCCTGAGCCCGAAAAA